CTATTTAGATAGTTTTCCTTGATAGCCTCTGACCATTCCGTAGCCCGTTTGACTTTAATGGTTACATCGTTAGCGTGTAGATACTTCTCTACATCAATGACTTCTGACTTTAAGATTCTGGCTTTTCTAGCCTCGTCTAAGTCTATTGCTCGTTCTTCTAAGCTCATATTGTCCTCAGTTAATATAATTAGCTGCTTCGTTAATTCGCTCAAAAGCCGTTTTAAGCCGTTTTCTATCGGTGTCTGATACCTGCCTACCTTCTGACAAATCAAACGCCGCTATGGACGTAATAAGTGCCTCAAAATGGATTATTCGAAGAAGGTCTGTCGCATAAAATGGTCTACGCTCAGGTTTTTGTCGCTGATTGTCAATTGTGTAGCCTAATTTATTCTCTTTAGGAAACAAGTCACCTAAATCCATACCGACTGACGTTACTATTTCCTGAACAGAACATCCAGCAAAACACTTGAGCAAAATGCGACCATCGTCAAGTGCCGTGATTGCTAGGCTAGGACTACGATCAGCGTGAGCAGGACAGCAAGCAGTCCACCGGCCTTTGGAGCCTTTAACTTTCTCTAAGCGGTTAAGTAGATTTCCGATCATAGTACGCGCCTTTCCATATTCATAACGTTAGTTGTAGGTGCTGTTATTTCGTCTTCCCAACGCTTTGCATTAAGCCATGTCGCTGGATGTGGGACAAATTGAATTTCTTTACTGGCAAGGCCTTGTTGATTGATTGCATCTAACATTTTCTTTAGGACAACATCATCAGGCTTAATCTTTAGCCAAGCCTTTTCAGCATTAGGTTTTGCTACCTTACGAGGATATTGCTTCCAGAAAACATTAAATCGATCTATATATTCTTTTTTATGGGTATTGGGTATTGGGTATTGGGTAGCATCGATTTTTAATGCATCCGCATCTATTTTTAATGCGTCCGCATTGCTGTTGCATTGCTCATGCATTGCATCTGCATTTTTACCCCATCTAGCTTTTGCTGCTGCTCTAGCTTGTTCTGATTTGCTATAAATTCCATTTAGTACTTTATCGCAACGTTTATGACGATAAACCTCCTCGTCTTTTACGAAAAAAGTATCAAGAATCATCTGAACAGAATCAGGATTTGATCCAATCTTAAAGGCCAGCTTTTTAGCATCTGCTGGCAATGGCTGTTCTGTGTCGTAGTACATCCAAATTAGCCGTAAATAGGCCATCGTGTCTGAATCAGACAGGGATGCAGTATCGCGCTGAAAGTCACCGATGTGGTGCTGGTAGTAATGCATATATGCCTCACGTTATTGGCTGTCGTTACTAAAGTAGGTGGGTCAGGCAGGACGGTAACGAATCGTCTTTTCGGGTTGCACTCCCTAGCCATTCCCTGTTAACTATACCTTAACGCCTCTCAAGGTGCAAATCCTACATACGCTGCTGCTCTCAAACTGCTTATTACTACGGCTACGCTTGCAACCCTGACAGATCCTAGTACCGAAATAGCTGCTTTTCGTTGATTCGACTGGTACAGACTTTGAAGGATCGCTGCTCAATTGGTTGACCTCTTGGTGACAATTTGGGCAAGAAGGTTTGCAATGGCTTCCACTGCAACATTGGTGCTGGCTCATTATCTTCTTTCATAGCTTGTGGCTCCTTATTATCCTGCATTTCTGTCTATCCTCATGGCTAAAGTCAGGACTAATCTCAGCCACCATACAAGGCAGCTTTGGTGGCATATTATGCACTTTAATAGCCCAATGAATAGCTAATGCGCCACAAATGAACCAAAACACAATTATTAACTTTTCAGCAACTTTCATAATCTCCTCCTGTAATTAAGCTGCCCGTAGATATTGCCCATGTAGAATATTACTGTCAATTGATATTATCTATCGGCAACAAATAACTGATAGAAATAATTTTGCACACAGTCATCATTTTTAGGTATAGTTCACTCACCGCAACACAGCGGCTACTAGGAGGCTAATATGAATAAATATGAATTGCAATATTATTACCTTAACGAAATACAAACAGGTCATCCAGACGATTTCTTGTGTGACCTAGAAAATCATGTAATCGCTGAGGAATTTAGCAATATTCTCTACATCTGGTCTAAGTATCGTTTTGATGCAGATAAGCTGCGCCAGCACATGAGCAATGAAATAGCTGCAATGATATGCAGAGCAACTAAATCTGCTCCTGACGTTGAGTTGACTAGCCAAGATTGCCGTGAATATGCTGACGAACTACGAGGCAAATAATGGAAAATCCGATTATCAGTGACGTTAGGACACAGGCCTTCAAGGACGGTATTGCCGAAGGCATGGAAATATGCCGCCAGATGCTCTGCAATACGTTAGGCAAGGATATAGATTCCTTCGGTAAAGCACTGGCACAAATAGATATGATGATTATTGAAATGGAAAGGATGAGGCGTGAACAAACTACTATCAACGAATGACTGGTTTGCTAGACATCCTGTTTTCTGTGGTGCAATAATAATCGTTCTTTACATTGTTTCTTGTTCAATATGAGTAAATCAATCCTAGATCCATCGTTTAAATATGTACCCGCTTCTAGCACTAACATTGCAAAGACATTTGCAAAGGCTCGTAAAGAAATGCAAGCTAAGACTAATCCGGTACAACCTGTACAGGAAGTCAAATCACTCAATATCATCGAGTATAAAAAATTCAATAAAGGGTAAATAATGAATAATATTAATGAAATAAAAATAATAACTCCTGAAGATTTGGTTCCAATTTTGCACCGTGAATTAGAAACAATTAAAACTGATGCCAGAAGAAGACCACAGAGCTTGCCGCCTCGTTTAAAAATACCGGGTAGCGCAAAACTTTTATGGCTTGAGCAAGATGTGCTTGAATGGATAAATAATTGCAGAACAAATAAAACTACTGAGGATAAATAATGTCTGAATATCAAGTGTACGCAAAGCTGCAAAAAGCTAGGATGATGTTACAAGCTGCACCATTAAAAAAGTCAGGTCATAACAAGTTTGCTGGATACCAGTATTTTGAACTAGGCGATTTCCTTCCAACAATTAATCAGATATTCCATGAACTCGGACTCTGCTCAGTTGTTAGCTTTACTAAAGATTACGCTGAGTTACGTATTATCGATACTGATAACGGTGGCTGCATTACATTTAGTAGCCCGATGGCTGATGCCAATTTAAAAGGCTGTCATCCGATCCAGAATCTAGGTGCTGTAGAGACGTACTCACGCCGTTACTTATACGTTACTGCGCTAGAGATCGTAGAGCATGATGCGCTAGACGCTACAACAGGCGCAGATGCTCCTAAGTCTGCCAAACCGATTACCAGAGACGTATTCGATAGCATGGACTTCAATTCACAAGAACTTATCCGTAGCATTGGTGTCAATGTGATTTCATTGCTATCAATGGATGATGTAGCTGGTGCTGTTGAGTATATTGAACAATCAGAGTTAGACGCAGATTCTAAAACCGCCCTTTGGAGTCTGTTGGATAGTAAACAACGGGCAGCAATTAAAAAATACACTACAAGGTAAATATGAGCAATTTTGATAATACTAATCGTGGCATTCTGTCAAAGAACCTGAACAAGACCGCTGATAATCATCCAGAGTATTCAGGCTCACTTAATGTAGATGGCACTGATTACTGGCTATCAGCATGGATTAAAGAATCTAGCAAAGACGGTAAGAAGTTCTTTAGCCTGTCAGTTAAGCCTAAAGATGCTGCAAAGCCTAAAGCTAAGGCAAAGCAAGAAGAAGATTTAGGGGATTTCGATCAGGATGTCCCCTTCTGATCTACGGAGAGAAAGCAATGCTGGCGGGTAGCTTTGGTCAGTTCATCCCAAATCATTGTGAGTATCTCCACCCTTACGGCCTAAAAGCGGATGCTGTGAAATGGGTAGCTGGAATCTAATCACTGCCAGCCACAGAAGTAGCGAGTAAGGCCACCATTATGGGGAAAGCGGATGCTATATGCGCCACACTGGTAAATAACTGGATGTAATGCGGTATAGACGCAGCGAGTACCCAACCTTTACGAGCCGAAAGCAAGACTGTTATTTGATTAACGTAGTGGTTCATCGACCAGTTTTGTGAGTAGGCTCACCAACACAGGAGATAAATATGAAATACCTAATCGCACTTTGGCTAGCAGCAACAGCAACTCTTAGCTATGCGGCTTGTAATTACAACAGTTATTGTGGCCCTAACGGTTGTGTGTACTGCACAACCTGCTGTTATAACGGTAATTGTCAGACCACTTGCAACTAAGAATACGCCTAGCCGGTAGTGGCGTGTAACTCCGGCAGCAGGGGCTAGATCCTCCTTTGATGCAGTCTCCGACATCTAGTGACCCTGCACCAAGATGAATGAGTAGGCCATAGGGCGACAGTGGCATAACGTACACGGCTAGCAAGGGAATGCAACCTACTCATCCATGTTGGTCAACCATAGGAGAAATACGTGATTCTTGATGAACTACAAAAACGATTCGACATTAAAAATGACCGTCAGCTATCCATTAAGCTAGGTGTAGCTGCTCCAGTTCTTAGCCGACTGCGTAACGGTAAGGCTAAAGTCTCAGCAGAGATGATGATCGCTATCCATGAAACCTTTGGACTGCCAATCGCTGAGATTAAGGAACTGTCTAAATGAGTTGGAACATTGTTGAACTAGACGTAATCCGCTGGGCAGAAGCTAGAGGAATCATAGCTAACTCAGACTCTAAAACACAATTACTAAAAGCAGTCTCAGAGATGGGAGAGTTAGCCGATGCCATTATTAAACGGGATAGACCTACTATTATTGATAGCATTGGTGATGTGCTTGTTTGTCTTATTGTGGTGGGGGCTTTAGAAGATTTAGACTTAACGAGATGCCTAGAATCGGCCTACTTGCAAATCAAAGATAGAAAGGGTACATTACTTCCCGGAGGTGTTTTTTTAAAGGAAGAATAATGCAAGGCAAACAACAAAACTTGATTGGTTCTAGGTTTGGAAATTTAACGGTTATTGAAAATTGCAAAAAAGAAAGCAGAAATGGAAATTTCTGGATATGCCAGTGTGATTGCGGAAATAAAACTGGATTAATAAATACAAATTCATTATTGAAATTTAGGACTACAAGTTGCGGTTGTTACAAAATAAAAAGAATTAAAGATACAAATACTTCTCATGGAATGACAAAAACAAAAACATATGTTTCATGGAGATCAATGTGGGCAAGATGCACTGACAATAAAAGAAGGGACTATGATTTTTACAAAGATAAAATTCCTTATGATAGATGGAAATCTTTTGAGAATTTTTTATTAGATATGGGGGAAAGACCTCCAAATACTTCATTAGATAGAATTGATAATTTAAAAGGATATTTTAAAGAAAATTGTAGATGGGCAACATATAAACAACAAGGAATGAATAAAAGTTCAAATATTTATTTAAATATTAATGGAGAAAAATATTGTTTAAAGGCTGCTTGTGAATTATTTAATACATCATATGGAAACGCAAAGGCAAGAATAAAAAAAGGATGGGATATTTATGAAGCAGTCTCAACTCCAAAAACAAATAGACATGAAAGAGCAAAAAAACTATCCAACCATATGGAAAGTATTTATCAAGGATGAGTGACTCTATCAACCCTCAGCACTATCAAGATGGCGGTATCCAGACCATCGACTTTATCGAGGCTAAAGCCCTTAATTTTCACCTTGGCAATGTCGTTAAGTATGTCTCTAGGGCAGGTAAGAAAGGTGACAGGCTAGAGGATTTACTCAAGGCTCAGTGGTACTTAAACCGTGAAATAGAAAGAATTTCCAATGGCTAGACCTCGTAAGAATCCAGAAGATCCTAAGTGGAATAAGCAGCAAAAGCCAGATGAATGGATACTGCTATTTTCCTCAGCATTTGGAGGCCTAGTTTCTAGGGGCGGTATGTCTATGGATCAAGCTATTAAAACAGCATCACAATACGCTGATGAGGCTTATACAGCTATTACCTCACCCCTAAAGTAAACCAGACCTTCATCTTCGTTGAGAACCTCACATAGCTCTGGCGGCATTAACTTACCTTCATAAAAGGTCAGTACCGCAAAGCCAGACCTGTGATTCCTCGTTGAGTCTTCGGTATACTCAAATTGATCGCCCCAAACGTTAGCTAGGCTTCCAGTGTCTACCCCATATCTCGTGCCTGTCAGGTCAGTCCAAGGGGCTACCTTTAGGGAATGAAGGTGACCATTTACGGTACTAAGCCCAGATTTTAGGGTTGCGTTATATGAGGCGTGAATCCCGTTATATAGCCGATGTTTTATTTGCGTATGTTGATTGACCATAATGCTGGTTGAGAACTTCCAACGAGGGAAGTGGTCAGTCAGGTTCATGCCCTCAACGCCTCGCCAAGTATCCCCTACCTGAGCCGCTAAACGGGCGTTAAAGCGCATATCGTGGTTACCCCATGTCCAGTTTAGGGAAGCGCCTTTTGCGGCCTTCTCAACCTCATTTAGACGCTCCTGACAGGCTTCTAGCTCTTGTTTTACAGTAGGAGTAGATCCCCAGCCTGAAACTGGATGACGGGAGATGCTAGCTCCGTCGAATACATCGCCATTCATAACGACCATCTTTGGTTTTAGTTGCTTGATGATCTTTACGAATGCACGGTGAGCAGTGCTGATAATGCCGGGCCAGTAATGACAGTCAGAGCCTACGATAATCGTGCCATTCTGTAACTCTACGTTAACCCTGACATTGTTTTCAGGATACCGAACCTTAAAATCAGGGCTTTTACTGCTAATCCCAACTAAAACAATACCGTTTTTTTCCTCAATCTTCCTACGCCTAGATTGAACATTCCTCTCAGATATTTTTAGTATTTTTGCTAATTCAGTAACAGACCCATATTTATTCCACAAAGCAATAAATTCTTGCTCTGTGCAAGATTGTTTTCGCATGATCCCCTCTAATTAGAAAAACGATGGAATTCTCCGCACCAGTCATCCCTTGCTGCTACCGGGAAAGTGCTATCAAAATCGCTATCGCCCATATTGATTAGGACTGGAGGATAGCGTCTGCATAGCCCAAGGTCTTCTTTAGGCTCAACATCAAAGAATGAGCAAGACTGACAAGCTGGCATACAGTCCGCAGGTAGCTTCTTAGTCATTAGGATTTATTGCCTTTGTACTCAGGTTCAACTGGCAACAATTCAAACGAATCAACGTGCCAAGTTCTATTTTCGCCAGTTTCAAAGACTACTAGGATTGCATTACTTCTTCGTGTCCAGCAGAAGCGGATATAAGAATCCTTACCAAAGGCATAGCCATCATTCATACCTCTAGCACCACAATACTGGTCTCTAGTCGTTATTACCGTCCAGCCACCGGCATTGTTCTGGAAACCTGCTGCTTCTTCTGCAAAACTATAGCAACTAATTAGCGATAAGACAACAGCAAGTTTCTTCATGCTAGCCTCCTAAATAAAGGGCTTTTTCATCGTTTCGCCTCTTTACAAGGCCGGGTAAAACTTTTCCACCACCTTTTGTGTACTTCAGGAATTCCTTAGAAGCACCATCATAATCACCTCGATTATGCTTCTGTCTAAGGGTACTTCTCTGCAAGGCTCCTAACCCTACATTAAAGGCAAAGCTGACCAGCGCATCCAACTGTCCTTGACTAGCAATAACAGGACAATAACGGGATACGCCTCGTATAAACCGAGCAAGATCGGCCTTAAGAATCTCATCGACTTCCTCTTTAGAAAAGATACGGAAATGCTCTATCTTTAACGGGAAATTCATCCGTTCAGCCATCTTCAAATTACCCTGCTCTGGGTACAGAACATGACCGACACCAATAGTCCACAAGGCAGCAGGACAGCGGTAAGGCTTATACCTTACTCCCTCGTGTTTCTTGAGCATTAGTAGGGCTTTGTCGCTAATCATTTGCCAAATGCCCGACCACCGAAATGGAAGCTTATAATCGCAGCAAACAGGGCTTGAGTTTCATCATCCCAAAGCTGTTCTGCCATATCGTTAAAGGAAACGCCTGATTCAAAGCCTTTATAAGCCAGAACCGCATCCAAGGCACACAGAAGCCCAAAGAAGCCATAGGTAATCACAGGACGTACCGAAGCCCTCAGATTCTTCATCCACTGGCTAGTACCCTCACTGAGCTTCATATCGTGAGCATAAATAGACTGTAGTTCAGCCTGTTGAGCATTGATTAGAGCTACTCTCTCATCAGAGGCAGACTGTACCTTGATCTCGTCTAGCTTAACTTCCTCAATACGCTGTTGAGCAGCAAAGCCCTCTTTAGCCAATGCCAACTCACGCTCAGTCTGCATTCTGGCTAGTTCTAATTCATGCTTCTTGTCAGACTTGTCCTGAAAGAAGTCTAGTATCTTGGGCAAACCACCCATTAAGAACGACGTAAAAGTAGATAGTAAAGTAAGCATTAGCCCCCCAAAGTAAACATCCAAACAATACCGATAATTATCAGTATAGAAACAATAGCACCTATCGATACAGCAATCATGTCTTGTATAAATTGAATCTTCTTGGCTTTCTCTCGTCTAGCAGCCATCTCCAAAGCCTTGAGATGCAGTTTATGGTCTACTTCTCTTTGCCGACGATCTGCCCTAAGTTTCTCTAACCGACCCATGAACTCGTCGTACAAACCGGGTTCCTGAAACTGGTAGATAAACATCTCTTTAAGATCTTTGTAGAACTGCTTTAGCTGCCTCTCAGCAACCATCATCTCAATGACTACCTCAAAGTCATTGCGGCTATCCTCTGCTGGTGGATTCTCTTGGAGTTCTTTAGCGTGTGCTATGCCTTCTTCTGCCTTGCCAGCAGATGAAAAAAAACTGGTAAGCGCTCCTAATGATTCATGAGCAGACTTACCAGCCTCAGCGCATTCTCTGATCTCGTCAAATGCTTCTTTAGCGACATCAAAAGCAGCCTTAGCCCCTTTGATGACCATCAGGGCTGTGGCTACTTCTATCATTTAGGCAATGTACCGTTACCAGCCATCCAGAACAATAGGCCTAATGCACCAGCACCTACTATCCAGAATATCTTTTTAACGACAGAGCGACCAACTTCTTCATAGATTTTCTTGAAAGCTACTTCTGCGGCACGTTCCGCTATAGCTTCAATCTGGTCATCAGAGAGAGGCATTTTTTCCATGATTAGGCCGTCCGTTTCCACATATAAACAACAATATACGGTTGCAAGTTAGCATTAGTCCCACTAGATCCAGCAGAGTCAATTGTAATACCAGTAGTATTTGTGCTTGTATTTGTTGTTGTATGCGAATTAAATGTTTCGCTACCCGGATCATAAGATATTTTATTACTCGCTTTATCGTATGTATGAAAGTGACCGGGATCAGTTATTGTATGCGTATGGCTTACAACAATAGCATTAGCTGAACCACCAGTTTCTTCAGCGGTATCAAATGCCGCATTGCCAGCATCCAGACCAACCATGACACGACCAGCACCAAAGGCCACCCAAGTACCAAAACCAAGTAATGTGCCGGGATTAGTGCTACTAGAAGCATTGGTATAGATAGAACCAACTGGATAAACAGCAGCTAATGCAGCCTGAACAAATGCAGTAGTGGCAAACTTAGTTGTACTATCACCAAAGCTAGCAGTCGTACCACTAGCAGTACCAGTAACAGATAAGTTACCGCCTACTGTAAAGTTATCACCATCAGTACCAGACTGCATATCCTTTAGCTGCGCCATAAGCTCACGGATAGCATTGTTAATACCACTAGGAGCACATCCTTCAGCGATGTTAATACCACCTATATCAGTGTTATTAGCCGCTGTTGCGCTGTATTCGCTAACCTTGTTCTTTGCCATGATTATCTACCCATAATTAGGTTAATTTCTTCCTGAGTAACTGGCTCTTGTTGTGGTGCAATAAGACCACGAGTAATAACAGGAGCTTTACCAGAGATAGCTGTTCTTGGTTGCCTACCAAGGCGCAATGTTTTCTCAAGTTCAGCATAACGATTGAGACCTTGCTCTGTAGCAATCTTTCTTGATGCAGCACCAACCATAGCCGGAGCAGCCATAGTAAATGCCCCAGCTTCAGGGCCAAATACTTGCTGTCCAACAACAAAACCACCAGCAGCAGGAATAACGCTAGTAGGAGCAAGTTTTCCTACATATCTAAAGAAGTTTTGCAAATTGCCACCCTTAGCAGCCTGACGAATAGCCTCTTGTTCAGTCTTGCTAAATGCCCTCATTAACTTTTCATTAGTAGCTAAATTTGTAAGGCGACTACGTAATGCTTGTTCCATTCCTGACTGTGTGAAATTTGTTTCTGCACGAAGTTCAGCAACATCAAAAAGGTTCTCAAGAATCTGGGATTTCTTTCCTTGTTTCCATAACTGCCTAGCATCTTTTAATGCTTCAATGGCTTTTTTATCTTGCACCCTAAATTGACTTGGAGTTGCATTTTCAATAAACCCATCAATCTTTTCAATCAACATACCGCCAAATCTTCTATCGGCAGGATCATTACTCATTGCTGAAATAAGAGCTATCCTGCGAAGACGATCAAGCTCACTCATTGAAATTGGCTGTCCTGAAGCAGACTCAAGACGTTTTAATGCTGCATCAGCTTTAGGCGTTAAAGTTGGATCAACGCCTTCTCTACGCAACTCTGATGCTGTTTTAATTGCAAAGTTATCAAAATCTGTTTTCTTAAACGCAACACCAGACTTATCAGCAAACTCGTAAAGTTTTCCAGCAGTTGTTTTTAGCTCTTGTGTTGTAGGTATGTAATCAACTTCTCTTGGTCTTAATCCGACAGAAAATGGCGCTCCAGCAGCAACACTAGCAAGCATCGCTGGGACAGGGCCATAATTTTCGCCAACCACTTGTGATGCAGCAACCGATGGAACAGTAGCAGCTAGTTGTCTACCCGGTTGTTGAACCATTTGACCAGCAAGACCTCTACCGAATTCAGTTGTTGCAGTCCTTACAATTGATGGCAAAGTAGCCAATTGACTAGCAGTACCAAATAATCCACCACCAGCACCCTGAATAACTCTCTCGCTAGTAGTTTCTGGAACAGGCAAACCTAATTGCGTCAAAAGACCTTCAACAGCACTGTAAGGAGATGGTATTTGATAATTTTGTGGCAATACTACATTAGCGCCTTGAGTAGCCATTTCAGCCAACGGAAGTACCAAAGAACCTGCCAAAACTCCCGGTGGGCCAAAAGGAAGCCCAGCAGCAGCACCAACGGCTACAGGAGCAGCGCCTCTAAACGCAAGTCCAGTACCTCTAACAAATTCTTCGCCAGCAGTTCTAGACTGTTGCTGTGGCTGCGTAGTAGTGATAGTACTTTGCTGCTGCTTTGTAATCTCCTCAAGACCAGCAGTAGAGACTTTATCAATCTGACCAGATTTAATATATTCAAGGTCTTTTGTTGATAGTTTAGATAAGTCCATTACTTGCTCCTTCTACGCTCTAATTCTTTGGCAGCAGCATCTTCCAAGGAATTACCTCCCTCTAGCTCAAAATAATCAGCTAATCCTGCTGTGGTTTTATTTTTACGCAATCTAGATAAATTTTTATTATGTGCAGATATTTTAGAATTAGCAGTTTTTTCTAATGCGTTAAAAAGCGTAAGAACTTCTTTAGAAGTAAATTGAGCAAAATTACCGGCAGCAGCACGAGCAATCAATGCACGTTCATTTTCAGTAATTGCTCCTTGACCCTTCATCGCTTCAGCAGCAGACAATTCCAAACTAGCAAGACCTTGCATAGCCTGAGATGTTCTTGCAAGTTTTTCGTCAATGCTTCCAGACGTAAAACCAAGAGAAGAAGCAAGTCTGTCAATATACATACGAGATGTAGACAACGGGCCAGAATAAACACCTTCCTGAATCAATGGTCTAATCGAGCTTATTGTTGACAAAGTTTGCTGTGCAGAAATCGCTTGTGAATGAGTTCTGCTTATGCCCTCAGCAACTGATTTACCAAATTCTTTCTCAAATTCCTTATTGCCAACATTAACGCTTAAAAGAGCCCTTCCAGCTTTAGCAACTTCTATCTTTTTCTGTTTTAATCTTTTATCAATTTCTGCTATCTGTTGAGGTGTGTAATCTTTTGGATCAACACCGGGCGCAACTTCTTGAGCAACACGATATGCTTCATCTTGATAATTTGTTTGAGCACGTTTGAATTCAAGTTCTTTTTGGTTATATTCAGCTATTTTATTTTGCAGAGTAGCAATTTCATTAGTAGCATCTTTTACAGACATCTCACCAGTGCTAATAGATGCTTGTAAATTGTCAATAGCATTATGAAATTGTGTTGGAGCAGATGATTTCAAAGTTGGCAAATTTTCAGCCAAATCAGAAGAAAGCACACGTGATCTTTGCTTATCTATCTCAGCAATTGCTTTATCATTTGCATCCAGTTCATTTTTAAACAGCGGATTATTTTGCCTTGTACGCAAAAACTCATTTCTTTTAACAAGAACTTCTCTATTTCTTTCTAGTTCAGGCAATTTATTTTGACGAGTAACTAGAACCTGAGGAAGCATTGTTTCGCCACCAGAAACAACTGGAGCCTCAGCAGGAGGAGCCTCAGCAGGAGGAACATTAGGTGCAGTAGGTTGTTGCGACAACTCATACTCACGTATGTTTGCCCTATTCCTAAGCTCATCTGCCAAGGATTTATTACCCAATTCACCATCAGCAAACAAGGCAAACTCACGCAACTGCTCAGGAGTTTCTTTGCCTGTTAGTTTTGATACTTGAGCTGTTTTTAATCTCTTTATTTCCTCATTAACAAGAGGCAAACTAGCTCTAGCACTTTCTAAAGTTTTCTGTGCAAGTGGATTATTAGCATATTTAGCAGGATCTGATTCTATTTGAGCTATTGTGTTTTGCAGTGCTGTTTTTCTAGATATTTGTGCATCCAAATCAGAAACAGGAGCTTGCGGTGTAACTTGACCAGTAGTAGTTACGCCAGTAGTTGCTACGCCAGCAGGTGCTACTTGACCCTGAATAAAAGCAGGAACAGCATTCATTTGAGGCTGTGCAGACGGTACGTTAGAAACCTGCTGACCTTGAGGCATTAGTGATTTTGCATTAGCTATACCAAGCAGCCTATTGCCCAAAGCCTCATTGCCAAGAACAATTGCTCTATTAGACATCTGCATCAATTGATCGACAGTCTCATTGCCTGTAACTTGAGACAACTGCGTAAGTTCAAATTTATCTGCTTGAGCGTAAGCATCTTTAGCAGCTTGGGCAAAATTAGGGCCAGCAAGTGATAGCCGTTTTCCTTCAGCACGTAAAGAATCCGCAGTAACTTGACCAGTAGGCGCTTGGAATCCTTGCAATCTTTCACGCAAAGCAACTTCTTCTGCAAACTTACCAGTATCAATATCAGCCAATGGTGCAAGATCTGGATATTTAAGTTTTGCAGCCTTAATAGACTCAATCCTGTTAATAGCTTGCTGTTGTTGCAGTGCCGCACTTTGCAATTGCTGTTGCTGGATAATGTTCTGCAATCCTTGTTGATAAGCACCACCAGCAGCACCAAAGCCACCAGCCAATGCACCAAAGATATTCTCAGCAGCAGAACGTCGTGGCCCTATCTTACTCATGCCTTGAGCAAGCGCAAGACCAGCACCTAGCAATCCCTGAATATTCGCTGTCTTTTTCTGCTGTTCTAGTTGCTGAGGCGATATAAGCCCAAGCGTCTGCAAGCTATCGTAAGTCGTAGGTGCAGCAGAGCCAAATATATTAGGAATGTAATCTGTAATTGCCATATATCACCTAGATAAGTGAAACTTTTGGTGAGCCTAACTGGTACTGTGGAGCCTGTGCTTGCATAGGATTACCACGAATCAAACCGGGGGACTGTAACTGCCTCTCTGGTTTTTGCAACAAGCTCTGACCTGATTGCAATGCCATTTGCGTAAGAACTGGATTCTGTTGTGCATATTGACCAATTTCTTTTGCACCAGCACCTAACTTATCAAGGAATGACGGAGCAGTATTGCCAGCCATTCCCATCCCTGTATATGCAGCAGGAGTCCCAGCACTAAGAGCCAAATCAGCAGACAAGCCTTGACCTATAAGGTCATCAACGCTACTAGCAGCAGCTTCAGTAACAACATTAGACATTGCTGGCACAGCTTGTCCAAATCCACCAACAGCACCCGGCATAGTTTGTACAGCATTACCAGCCATACCAAGACCAGTATTAGCTGCTGTGCTAGTAGCAGTGTTAGCAGCAGCATTACCAAGACTGCTAAATCCGCTAGTAAATGCACTTCCGAAGCCACCCAAAGCACCACCAAGCAATGCACCTTGCAATGGGTTTTTTCTATTAGTAGCAGCCCCTATAGCGGAGCCAATAATCATTGGAGCAGCAGCAGCACCCATTATTTGCCTCCCTGCGGTGTAGCTGTAGTCTTAGTCTCCAGAGGAGCACCATAAAAGACATTAGCAGCCTGTTGTAGACGTTGCATCGGAAGATCCTGAGCAGCCAACTGACCTTGCAATGCTTGTTGAGCATAAGCCTCTTGAGCCTGACCAGCTTGGAGTAAACGCTGAATATCAGCATAGTCAGCCTGAGCCATTTGAGGAGCAGCCTGAGCAGCAAGTATCTGACGCTGACGCTCTGCCTCAGAAGACTCAAATGCCATTCTATTACCAGCTTCCATCAAGTTTCTAGCAAAGATGTCTTCTGCTCGACCTTCTTGCAGACCTGCCGCTTCAGATCCATAGCGACCAGCAGAAGATGCTTGCGATCTAAGGGCTTGAATATTGCGTAAATATTCATCAGCAGCAACTCTATTTGTTTGACCCAAAGCACCCGCTAGGAATGGATTAACGCCTCGTCCTTGAATCGTAGCTAACTGTTCAGCTTGAGCCGCAGGGATCAATGGATTACCAGCCATAGCCCGTCTAGCAGACTCAGTAATCGCTTGTTGAGAATATAGTGATTGCTCAGGAGTCAGCGTAGCAGGAGCCTGTGGCATACCCTGATACAGACGTTGAGCCTCACCCAGAGAGTAAGTTATAAACGGCTTAAACTCCGGAGCTATTTCTGTTTTGGTTTCTTCTGTACCGCCGCCACCACCCATATCACACCTCGCATATCCATTTACGAGGACGGAATCCGTATGCTTTAGCCCTACGTTCCCATCCCGGCCTATGGCTGGAGAATGTCAAATATTTAACATTAGCATCCCTAGCCATACTTTTGATAAATTGTAAACCTTTTTCAACCACTTGATAATCATTTTCTAACGTCCAAGCAGCCCAAACATGGAGTTCTTGACCCATTGGCTGAAGGATAAAGAAGCCATAAAAATGGTTGTTCTTCAGGACTACCCAAAGCATAGCCTTTTGATTGAAACAGTCGGTATAAACATCCTCAACTATCCAATTCTCAGGACTTTTAGTTTTAATCTTTTCTAGGCCGGGCTTAATAAAAGCCCACCATTTTCTTAGGTCATCGACCGGGATATATTTAAATTCTGTCATCCGACGATTATATAACCGTATGTCTTATCCGC